CCAGGTATTCAAAAAACCCAAAGGGAAAAAGATAACTCTCTAGGAGTCTTTTATTAATCTAGCAAGCTAGATTCCGGCAAGGAATTTACCCATGCCTCCAACGATGGTGGAGATTTCACCTCCAACTTTTACCACATCACCAAGAGTTTTGGCGAATCCATCATTGTTAAGTTGGCCTTGCTTCTCTGTAGCAAAACCATTGGTTGCGATATCCATAGCCATTTGATCTGACTTGGCCTGTTTTAGGTCTCGGATATTTCCACCGCAAAGCTCAATTATAGCCATCGCCTCATATTCAAAAGTCGTTGAGGCAGGGGCTCCTTGTACGAGGAATCCCATATAATGGTTATCCTGAGGGGCTATAAAGCCAGTTGCAAAATCACCCGAGTAAGCATACTCTTCAGGGTGCACGGGGGTGTAAATTTGATACACCCAAGTTTTGCTAACGACGGAACGAAAATAACCCTCAAAGGGGGAAATCGTTGAAACACCCATAGCCGACAGAGAATTGTGGTTGGGCTCTTGGAGGGAATGAATCACTCCAGCCATCGTTTGTTCGGCACCATCGTACCGTATACGCATTCCACCACAAACGAGACGTCCAGTGGTGAAAGTTGACAATTGCGTACTTCCATAATCAGAATTAAAATTGACAGCCGTGTACGCAGCATTTAATGCGGCACCAGTGTCATATGTTCCAAAATTTGGCCCTATAACCCCAGATCCATTGGAAAAAATCAAGGGGGCGGCAGAATCTACCGTTAGGGAATAATTGTTGGCCGCACGTCGGGGGGCCATAACTATGGAGTAGCTTCCAGCAGAGTCAGTGCTGGCTGTTCCACGTACAAAAATTTTATGTCTGCGGCTTTTCACCGCTGGCCAGGTCGGGACACATGGCAATTCGAGCGGCATGTTTCCGTTTCCTGTGATTATCGTGTTTGAACGCGCTGTGACTGCGTCTAAATGCGAGAAAGGATTCACTAGGGAAGTAATATAAGCCTTTCCACAGGATGAGAGTTTCGCCGTTCCTGAGGTGCTGGCAGCACTCACAGCTAGTCCCATGCGCCGGCCACGTCGGTTCACCCGTAGGGGACGGCTTGTAGGTGCGACGGCCATCTGGTCCCTGTTCATAGCCATCTGTTGCCATCGTGGGTTGATGGTAGTGCCGAATCGCTCCGGGTGCATTAGCATTGCTGGGTTCCTCGTCCGACGAGGACGAGGAGCTGCTCGAGGTGCTCGTGGACGATTTGAATGTTTCGAGCTTGAGCTTATGTAATTCTTCCACAAGCGCTCTTTTTCTGCTTTTGGCTTCCCGCTTATCTTTGGGCGGGATAAAAACTGTTGTTTCGTTAGTGTTGACATTATTCATTAGTATCAGTGTTATAGGTGTTAAAAAAGGAGAGCAAGTCTTCTGCCGAAGCAGTGGCCGTACTAGGTGACCCGTCTTCTACTTTTTTAAATCCTCCTCCATCCAGTTCCCATGACAACTGATTTAATTCGGGAGCGGGAAAACAATATCCGCTCTCAACTCCTAACCAAAACTGACCAATGACTTGGTCGCGCATTGGAAGTCCGGAAATCCTTATCGAATCGACAAAAGGACCAGACAATGCGTGATCAGCCAAGGCGAGTAGCAGTGATTTTCTAATTTGACCAAAAAGAATTTCATCATCCCAAGCAAGATGCATAAGAGCATAACACTTGGAAACTTCGCTGTCAAGATCGTGTTCTGCGATGACAGTCACAAGAGCGGCAAAAATTCTCTCAGAGTTGTATGCGGGGAGGTAATCCTCACCTCTTTTAACCACACGAGCTCCAAGGAATTCCATGCCCTCAGGACCTAATTGCACTTTTACTGTCGGCATTTTTGCCGTCAACCCAAAATGGGAGTAAGTGTCTACAAGGAATTTAGCATAATTTAGACATTGTTCGTGTCTTTCTTCTTCTGTCCACACATTTGGGAAAGAGCCAAGGATGTCATCTCCGTACAAAGCTGCAAAATGCTCAGCAATTGTACAAATATTTAAATCCTCAACTAAAACCCGTATGTAATCAGAAATCATTTGATGCATTATGCAATTATCGCCGGTGGTTGTACCACTACCAGAATTATTTCCCCAATCTTTCCATATAACGTCACCGTTAGGGAGAAGAAGGGTGGATGAAATTGTATTTGCTAA